ACCTTGTCCACAAAAGCAAATTTGACATCATTCAGAGTCAGTCCCGGTGGGAGCTTGTCCAGAATTATGCGCATCTTTGCCTTTGGTGTTATCGTTATTTTCTTTTTCTTTTTCATATTCCTTTAGCCTTTTCAAAGCATTTAACTGTCCGTATTTGTCGGGACGTCCACAATAAAAGCACGGTCCCCGATCTGCGCAAATGTCGCATTGGTTACTGTTTGGGATTTGCATACTGCTCCTGAGTTAGCGCTTGATAATTTTTTTCGAGAGTTTCCACAATTCTTTGCATCTTTACCATTTCGTCGTATGTCATCGTGGACTCAATTACAGAAACGATATTTCCCCTCAATTTCCCAACCGTTTTAAACCATGCGTCAGGCCTCGTGTTTATGAAATCCAATACCTCGCACTTAAGATCATTAAAAGAGCTGTCAGGAGCCACGTTTTGGGGTTCTGGTTGGGGTTCAGGCTCGATGGGAGCCGGTTGGGTTTCCATAGCAGGTTCAACATCTATTGTAAGAGGTGCAACTTTGGCAGGTGTCACGTTCTTGGCAGCATGTACGTCATTGAGCTCCTCGACCGTGGACATGCCAAAAAGTACTTCAGGGAAGTGAGCACGAATCAAAAAGGTCGCCGCCCGGTATTTTAGCATCTGCTCAGGAATGGATTTGTAAATGGCATTCTTAGACCACCCAGCATCGTTTGCCATCTGCATTGTTACCGTGGCCGATGCCTCGCTATCATCGTGCAGTTTCGCAATGGCTGTAACCGACAAGGAAGCACCAGATCCGGTGGTTTTGTAGGTAAGGCTTTTCCAAACGTTGTGTTTGCGAGCCAGGGATATGGCCATACTGGCGTTCATCCCGACACGGCCATGGATCACGAACATGCTCTGCATGGCAGCAAACGGAGCGATGTCGTTGCGATGAGCAAACTCAAGGGCAATCAGAACATTGGATGGTTTCTTTTGAAAGTGGGGAGGAACCAAATCAGAGGATGCCAAGGCGTTGGCAATATCCCGTGTTTGAGCAAAGTTTTCATAGATAGCTAAAGAATTATTCATACGGTTTCCTTTCATACGTTAGTATGCAGAATATATATAATACCAATGAGAGGAAATCAACTATTAAAATGGGATTTCAATCGGTCGTCCCAATTCATCGGTGTAAATATCCATTTCATCCAAACCATCATTATTTGATTCGAATACCTGGACTTCTTTCTTGTCGTTCAGCAAAGATTCATAATCTTTTTCAATGGCATCCAAATACCAGCGTGCACGTGTTCCAAGTTGATTACGCCTTTTAACCTCAGCATGAAGCGTTTTTACGGCATCAAATCCATATTTATCAACAAACTTGGCAACGGCATACTCCAGTTCATCGTTTGAAAGAAAATAAAGAGGCTTACCATTCCGATCATGAACCTTGGATTGATAGATATCCTTGGCCAGGATGATTGATTCTCGGATCCTGATATCAACGTCTGTAATGAGGTTCTGGCTATATCCTTGTGGTCTGCCAATCAGAAGTTCATCAAGTTTGCTCATTATCAACTCCTAATGTTCGAGTAAATTCATTGACTGCTTCTCTTAAGAGCAAATCGACTGTTGCAAGATCGAACGGCTTTCGTCCACAGATGTCTCTTTCCTTACAGTGTCGATATAGCATATCTATGACTTGGTGACCGGATTCACCCTGCTTTTCAAGAAATTCGTCTACCCTAAAAAACAATGATCCCTTGTCCCAGTATGTATTTTTGACGAACCTTGAGTCAGGAGCGAATATGCGCGCGATCTTTTGATGGGACTGAGTAACCTTTGGTCTATCCGGTTTACGCGGCCTAGCTTTGCGTTTTGGGGCCCTGGGTTTGATTTCCTCCTCAATGGGAACCTCAACAATCTGATCCTCACAATTTTGATTGGGTGCGTGCGCGTGCGCGCACACATCTTTATCTTTAGATAAAGATGATTTATTAGGGACCTCTTTCTGAGGGAGATTGGTAGGACTGTCAGTCCCTCCCCCCCCGGACTGTGAGTCCGGCCATAACTTGGCGCAGTACTCCTCGAACACCAGGTCAGTCAAGGAATAGACGTTGCTCTGCTGTCGGTCGTCTTCACCAAAACGGTTCTCAACGTTGATGTAACCTCTGGTTCGTAATGACACAGATATCCGTTGGATAGTCTTAATTGAGCAGGACATTAGATCAGCCATTTTAGTATAGCTGACGTATCGGGATGAGTGGATGATATCCCGGAAATCCATCATGGCTCCCAGGTTGAGCATAAAAAACTTTTCTAAAGTGTTGAGGTTCTTTGAATGAGTAATTGCATTCAGATGCCTACCGCCAGAAAATGGATCTCTTAAGGATTTTTTTTCAGACAATGTTAATTCTCCCTTGAAAATTAACTTGTCAAACCACATACTCGGCAGTATATGTGTGTCGAACCGCAGTCTCCCTGTGGTTTGACAAGTTAAAAGGTCAGTTTGCAGCTGGCCTTTTTATTTATTTACGAAGCAATAAATTAATCTCATCACATAGTTAAATAGTTTTCAAAAAACTTTCAAGTAAATAAAACGACTATTTACATAAAATAAACCATTTACATCTAATCACTATTGATATTCCCCCAAAATACTGTAAATTCTGCGTATCAACAAAAAACCTTTTAGGAGCCAAACGAATGAAAGTAGTGGGCATAGACTCTGGGAGCACGGGATTTCTGTGCGAACTGGACGTATACGAAAAAACAGCAAGGTACCTTAAAATACCGTATCGGGAAGATGGGATCATCAACGGATTCAAAATAGATCACATGTTCGAGGGATTCGCCAACGTTCACAAGGTGGTCATTGAAAAGGTGCAGGGCAGAGGCGGTTGGGGAGCAACGCAATGTTTCAATATGGGAAAAAACTTTGGCATGCTCCTTGGTCTCCTGCACCATGTACCACTAACGTTCGTGCAGCCCCCGACGTGGCAAAAACGAATCCACAAGGGTGTCAAGGGTGTCACGGCCAAGGATAGATCCATGTCGGTATTTGCCAGCCTCAATCCATCGTTTGGTGATATCAGCAAGAAAATGAATGGTCTGATAGATGCCTTTTTTATTGCCAGATGGGCACTGGATGAGGCTAGAATCATATACCAGGATGATTGGACGTTTATAGATCTGGAGGATGAAGTATGAAAGGCAAAATAATAGTAGATATACCTGAAGAATGCGATGAATGCATTTTGCTTGTTGAGGACGGGACTAATGGTAAGTGGTGCTGCAAATTAAATCGAGTGGAAGTTGATCGCAAAGAAAAACCATACTGGTGTCCAATCAAACCAATCAAGGAAGAAAAGGCGATGAACTGCAAGGATTGTCCTTTGGGACGTAATACAGGTTTGGAGGATGAGCAATGAATAAAGACCAAGTTGACTATTTGTCAAAGCAAATTGTGAAAATCACAAACCACATTGAGAAACAACTGGACGACCGGTCGGCATTACTCAAAAGCTATAACAATGAGATTAAGGATAGTAAGAAACGGCTGAAGGTTTATGCAAAGGCAGTTGGTGCCGAGTCACTGGAACCGCTCCAGGAAATCATGGGTGAGTTCGAGCTTGCTGAAATCGAAAAGATTGGACACGTCAATGGTTGATATCGTCCGGGATCTCAAAACAATCAACATGCTCGTCATACACTGTTCTGACTCGGATCGTCCAGAGGATGACAACATTGAAGTAATCCGAGAATGGCATATCTCTAAAAATAAATGGTCAGACGTGGGGTACCATTTCTTTATCAATAAAAAAGGGAAGGTTTTTGAAGGAAGACCACTGAATAAGGCTGGAGCGCACTGCATTGGACAGAATGCCAAAAGCATCGGTATTTGCATGTCTGGAAAAAAGGAATTTTGGGAACAACAGTTTAGAGCACTTAATTTTCTAGTCGTTGGCCTCATGAGAACTTACAACATAAAGAAAGATCGCATCTATCCGCACAATCATTTCAACGCTGCAAAATCCTGCCCGAATTTCGATGTAGATAAAATTTGGATGTTTGATGGTGAAAAAAATAAATGATAAGATGAAAGTAGATGGTTCTGTTACAAAAGGAGGTGAACATGAAACATTTACTGCATTTTTTAGCCTTATTTTCATTCCTATTGTTAACATCATGCTCCACGGTGGACGTTCCCGAAAATAAACAATTTATCCCTGTAATTCCTAAGGATGCCGTGCTTTCATCCAGCGGAAAAATGTACAGGACCGGCCTAAAAATTCCTGTTGGTTTCAAACCAGATCGAGTAATTAAAGCAAATCTGGGTGAACCACTACCGGCAACGTTTGACTGGAGAACACAGGTTCAACTGTCACCAATTGAGAATCAGGCAAGTTGCGGATCTTGTTGGGCTTTTTCCACATCAGCAACGTTTCAGGACGTCAAAAGAATCTTCGGTGAGACTGAAGATTTATCAGAGCAGTATTTGCTGTCATGCGCAAATCCTTCTGAGTGGAGTTGCAACGGTGGTTTCTTTGCCCACGATGCCCACAAATCACCGAGAGGTGCGGTACTAGCAAGCGAGTACCCTTACACTGCCACGGACTCGGCTTGCAAGTCTGGATTAAACTACCGTTGGAAACTTACTTCATGGGCCTATCTTCCAGGTGGTGAAAACCCTTCAGTCGATGAAATTAAAGCAGCAATCTATAAATATGGTCCCGTATCAATTGGCGTCGCAGCAGATTCAGCATTCAGCAACTATTCAGGTGGAATTTTTCAAGGATCAGGTTCAACTCAACTTAACCATGCCGTTAACTTGGTAGGCTGGGGAGATGGTTACTGGATCCTAAGAAACTCATGGGGTGCAGGATGGGGAGAAAATGGATTTATGCGCATCAAATGGGGGGCTAATGGTGTAGGCGCATGGGCAAATTTTATCGTGTACAACAAAGAACCAGAACCTCCAGGACCAGGACCGGATCCAGATCCTAATCCAGATCCCGAGCCTTGTGATCCGCAGCCGTATGCCGACACTGGCTATGGTGATTCGATCAAAGTTAGGGTAGGTGCAACAGTTTATCTCGGCACCAAGGCACGGCCAGGGCATTACTACTATTGGACAGCAGAGCCAGCGTTTGATAACGGAGCCGTACCAAAAGAGGCAAAAATTAAGTACTCGCCACGAATAACAAAAAGACTTACAGTGCATGCTGTAACGCAATGCGGCGAGGCTACCGATTCGGTAACAGTCAACGCCATGAAAAGTTACAATTTAGAAATGAAACCAGAAGTTGATTGAGAATCAATCTTGTTTACTTTAAGCTCCTATTAAAACCTAATAGGAGCTTTTTTTATGAGAGAAACACTACTCGCAATCATTGTTATGATCTGGCAGCCGATCCTCTATGCATCAATCCCGGAAAACCCATGGGACCAAGCGGACAACGGCACAACGTGGAACATATCCGAAAAAGAATTTCATGAGCGCATAGATCAGGTTTATGCTGTCTACAGTCCCATATTTAAAAACCTTGGCATCAATTTCTGGTTTGAGAGGCAATGGCAGTCCCACACCGTGAACATCTATGCCGACATTTTTGAAAACCAGTGGAATAAGAACTACAAGATTATTGTTCATGGTGGACTAGCGAGGCGCCCACAGTTAACAAAAGATGGCTTCAGTTTGGCTTTGTGCCACGAACTGGGCCATCTGCTTGGAGGTTTTCCGCTAAAGGATTATACCAAATATAGTAGTGAAGGGCAGGCCGACTATTATGCAACTCATGTATGCGCAAAAAAGGTATTTGGTGAAATGGCAAAAAAAGCGCCAATTATCAACATGGGTGTCAAGGTACCGATATGCGATACAGGTTACGACACGAAACTTGAAACCGACGTTTGTTACCTGACTGTGTTTGCTGCCAAGTCCCTGGCCGATACATTGAGCCAGGTGACCGGGGAATACCGCACGGCGGAGATCGATATTAAAGACAGCTATAAAGCTCCATACACGATCAAACAGCACACAGCGAGTCAATGTCGTCTCGACACGTACATTGCCGGGCTGTTGTGTCAAAAACCTTGGGATGATAAAGTAATTCCATATGATAAAAAAAATGCATCATGTCTTAACAGACCGCAATGTTGGTACAATCTAGTACCTGGACAGGATGTCAAAAAATGATAGGACCGCCATGCTGCACAACTGTAAAGTCACGAGAGTAGTTGATGCTGATACGTTTAAGGGATCCGTGGATCTTGATTTCGGGATCACAATCGTGGTCACGGTGAGGCTTTTTGATTGCGACGCGTGGGAAGTGCATGGATCTGAGAGGAAACGCGGCGAGGATGCTAAGGAGTTCGTCGAGGGATTGATAGGTGGTTCAACAGTTGTAATAGATCCACACAAACAGGACTCATTTGGCAGGTGGCTTTGTGAGGTGATGGTAAAGGGCAAGTCGCTCAATGGGATCTTGGCAGAAAAAGGCTATCTAAAAACTAGTACATGTCAAACCAAACCGTGATAAACATCACGATCAGCCAGAAAATCACATTATAAAAAATTATGGTAAATATGCCAGATATGCGATTAATCATATCGTGCCTCATTCTTCAGCCACATTTCCATTTTCGCTCGTCTAAATGATCCACAAGTACAGTCAGGATAGCCGCAAAAGTGTCTTTCGAGCCTTTTGATCTGCCGATCAGATAGATAATTTTCTTGTCGTGTTTGTAAAAACCGTGGATCAACAAACAGCTTGATAGGGTTCCTGTCATGGAAACCACCAGACAGGATAATACGAGTCAAGTTTTTAACGGTCATGTAGGCTCCTATGCCGGTAGTTTTGTTAGTTGAATTTCGAACCCTAAATTTTGCAACGCTTCCAAATCCCGATAATCGAGCGTGGTCTTGTTTGTCAGCACTGCAAGCATCTTGGCAGTACGCTCATCAGTTACATAAATGAGCAGCCTGCCATAGACGTTCTTCTCAGCGCATCGAATAACTGGGCACGGTCTCAGCGGTAAAACGTTTGTCACTTGTTGGTCCCTCCTTTATCAGTTCGTAGGCCAAGATCCGGCCGTCGTCGTTATGGATCACTCTCATGCGTTCAGCAGCATGGAAGAACCCGAATCCGTCAACAACATGAGTGTGGTTTCCAGGTCCATCGGGGTCAGCAATTATGATTCGGTAAGTGTTCAATATTGCTCCTTTCTATAGTTTCGATCATTGTACCTTAACCCTATTACTGTCAGGGCTAGGATATATAACACATATCGGCATATTTCAACAAAACTTTAATAAATCAAAAACCCATTGCCGAAACAATGGGTTAGAGATGTGAATAGCGCATAAACGCTAACCTAGGACTTGCATCATGGTATGCAAGGAAGTTCTGTCAATTTGGAGTTGTAGGTACCAGTTGTCGCATCTGGATCTTTTGCCGGTGACGATGGCCAGAACCAAAACAAGTTGAGGCTAGACCTTTGGCTGTCGTGGTGGATCGGTTCAATCTCAGTCATTTTAGCATCGCATGACCGTTGGATCCTGACGTTTGAAAAGTTTGAGTTGTTTTTGACAATGCAATAAAACCCATTGCGGTTGTAAAATTGCATCATGACATTTGAACACTCTTGCCTCATGTGAACAATGTTCAAAATGGGTATGGTGCTTGTCTCGAGATCCGCAATGGCAATCCCCTCGGACTTCCACGATGTCGCATCCAAGGTACGAGCCACAGTCGTATCGGGTAGCATGATACCCTTGCGGATAAAGGCATCGACACATAAGTTGGCATCAGGCGTATCAAGAAACGTGTAGGATCCAGGGATATCAGCGTTAGCGCCAAGGTTCGGAGCAGAGTAAACCGGGCAGGCTTTCCCATCACAATTCTGTGCTGGCTCTTGTTTCAAGATTACGGTGTCTGTCAGCTGCGCACCGGCAGGTACAGATCTTTTTGCGGGACGATCATCGCCACATCCGTTGATAAAAATTAAACTCACTACACTTGCAACAAATACATTTTTCATAACTCAAGTCCTCTATATTTCAGCTTCAACTTCAACAAGCCCGACCATCGGGCAAACTCTCTATTGCAAAAGTTGGTACACTCCTAAGCTACCGATTTCACAAGAAACTAGGTGTAAATAAAAGTTAATAGTGTATAATAAATTGACAGTAACGATATGAGGTGAAACATGAAAAGGCTGGCATTATTAATTGCTATGATCCCTGGATTGGCTTGGGCAGAGATCCCGATCCAAAAGGTTCAACCTTTATTTATCAGTGTTCACATAACCACAACTCGTGTATTAAGAATTAACACAAATCAAATAAAGTGGTTCGAGGATTACTATCCTCCGGACGATCTTTATTATGGATCACATATTTGTCTAGTTGACAGCAATCAACCGTATTCGGTCATCGAAAAGCCTGATGAGATAGAGCTTATGATGAGTGAAGGGTATGAGAAACCAAATCCTAAAGGGAAGAAATGAACGTTATAAAAGTGCCAATCAGTCAGCTTGTCACAGACCCCAACAATGCCAGGAAGCACGGCACAAAGAACCTATCAGCAATCAAGGGATCACTGGCCAAGTTCTCGCAGCAAAAACCGATTGTGATCGATGCCAAGAACGTGGTGATAGCAGGAAACGGAACCCTGGAGGCAGCAAAGCAACTCGGTTGGACACACATCAATGCTGTAGTTACCGAGCTTGATGATCTTGGCAAAATGGCCTTTGCACTGGCAGATAACAAAACATCGGAACTGGCCGAGTGGGATGAATCCATGCTGATGGAACAACTCGATTGGCTCGACAAGATGGATTTTGATATTGGTAGTATTGGATTTGACGAAATAGAACTTCCGAAAGATAGTTCCGAAGAAGAAAAAGATGATCTCTATACCAAGAAAATCAAAGCACCAATCTATGAGATAACGGGAGAAAAGCCAAAGGTAGATGATTTATATGACGGATCAAAAACCAACCAGCTGATTGAACAGATATCAAATGCTGATCTGCCTCCAGATATCACTAATTTTCTGAAACTTGCAGCACAAAGGCATACAGTTTTCAGTTATGAGAAAATAGCCGAGTACTACGCACACGCTCCAAAAGATATACAAGAGTTGATGGAAAACAGCGCTCTGGTTATTATCGATTTCAATAAAGCAATTGAAAACGGTTTCGTCACAATGGCAAAAGAGATAGCGGAGGCATATACAACAAATGAAGATGAGTAATGATTTTGTTGCCTTTATAATATCTCACGGAAGACCAGATAACATAAAAACATATGCAACATTGAGACGTCTCGGATATACAGGTGACATAAGAATTGTAATAGATAACTTAGATAAAAGATCAAAAGAATATTATGATAAATATGGCAAAGAAGTAATTGAATTTGATAAGGTTGAAATAGCAAAAACAACCGATCAAGGCGATAACTTCAATAACTTGAGAACAACAACACATGCAAGAAATGCAGTATTCAATATAGCTAAAGATTTAGGCTACAAATATTTTGTGGTTTTGGATGATGACTATGTAAAGTTTGATTATAGGTTTGATGATAAATATGATTTTAATTATAAAATGATAAAAAACTTAGATGATGTTTTTAAAGCAATTAAATCCTTTTTGATCTCAACCGATATACTATCAATTTCTCTGGCTCAAGGCGGGGATTTTATCGGAGGAGCAGGTGGATCGTTTGCACAGCAGCCAACACTCAAAAGAAAGTGCATGAACTCTTTTTTCTGTGCTACAGATCGACCATTCAAATTTATCTCAAGGCTCAATGAAGATGTGAATACATATCTCACATTAGGGAAAAAAGGCTTTTTATTTTTCACATCAAATCAAGTTATGTTAACTCAGGTTCAGACACAAACAAGTAGCGGTGGTATGAGCGATGCATATCTTGATTTTGGCACATATGTTAAAAGTTTTTATTCGGTCATATATCTTCCATCATGTGTGAAAGTTAAAATGATGCATACATCTAATAAAAGGCTTCATCATGCTGTCAGTTGGAAAAATACAGTCCCATGCATTTTGAGAGAAGACATAAAAAAGAGGGCATAAATGGCTAAGAAACCCGGACCACCCAAGGGCACAGGCGGCAGACCACCGAAACCTATCGACTGGGTAGAGGCTGAAAGACTGGCTTTGATGCAGTGTACACAGAAGGAAATAGCCAGCTGGTATCATGTTTCACACGACACTTTAGTTGAGAGATATGAGAAGGAATTTGGGGAAACTTTCTCGAACTGGTACGAAAAGCACAGCGCCAACGGAAAAAGTTCCCTACGGAGACGCATGTACAAAGCAGCAATGGACGGCAACGTGACGATGATGATCTGGCTCTCCAAACAGATGCTGGGAATGCGTGATAGAATAGACGAGGTAACCGATCAAAAACCTGTTATCATCAAAAATAAAGATGGTTCAAGTATCACGTTGGGAACCACCAAAATAGACTTCAAAAAGGATGCTCAAAATGACCAATAGCAGCATTAATGACAGGATATATAATTCATTCGAGGAGACTACCCGAGGTGAGGATCTACAGTTCTCACAACGTGTAGCGTTTGGCGACAACGCGTTGATAGACGCCTTTGGTCGAGTGAGAACATCATTACCAAGCGTGGTATTCGACAACTATGAAATCCAAGGCAAGAAAACTCTTGTCTGGAATGAAAAGATTGTTGGTGGCGCATCAATTGCTCATGTTGCCAACCAAGCCGCATGCCAGTTTGTTACAACCGCTGCAAACGGAGACAAGGCGACAAGATCGTCAAAAAAGCTATCCCTCTATACTCCAGGCACATCGATTCTAGTATTTATGACAGGAGTTATGGGAGTAGGTGCAACAGGTTCATCGCAGCGGATTGGTCTATTCAGTGCAATGGATGGTGTATTTTTTGAGCAAAAAGATAAATCCATGGGTATCGTAATTCGATCAAGCACAACTGGAAGTGCCAACAATAATAGGATCGAGCAGGATGATTGGAATGTTGATACATTTGATGGTAATGGTCCTACAGGAATAGATTTAGATTTTACTAAGACACAGATCTTTTTTATCGACTTGGAATGGCTTGGAGTAGGTCGAGTGCGATGCGGCTTTGTTCATGAGGGAAAACCATTGATTGCCCATGAATTCTATCACAACAACCGGCTGTCAACGGTCTACATGAAAACACCGATTCTACCGATCCAATACGAAGTCGAGAATACAGCAGCATCTACAGCACTGACCGACTTCAGACAAATATGTGCATCATTGATAGTTGAAGGTGAGGAAACCGTAAGCAAGATCCCTCGCTCTGTCAGCAATGGGGTAACAGCTAGAGCAACTACTACCACAACTGGAATACCGTTGATATCAATCAAGCTCCAGACAGGTGTTGTGGGTCAAGCAATGTTGAGACCGGTTAATGAATCTTTAATGTCGGTCGGCAACCGTGACCACGTTTTTGAAGTTCATTATGGCGGCACACTCGAATCAGCATCATGGGCAAATGCACCGGGAATAGGAATGGTAGATATAGCCGCGACACATATTACAGGTAGCACAAAGATTTCTACAATCTATACTGCCTCATCACTCAGAAGCTCTTTGGAGGACGTCTTCAAGAACCTACTATGGTTGGGAGGTGATCTTGACGGCAACGGTGAATCTTTGTCAATCGTAGCAAGATCGATCGGCGGTGGAGGTTCAGCACTTGCCGCTATCGACTACGAAGAATTTGCATAGAAAGGAGGATGCTATGGGATGTAAAGGCGGAAAACCAAAAATGCCACCAAAGCCTAAGAAGTAGGCAAAAAAATAGCCGGATAAATAACCCGACTATTCATGGAAACAATCCCTTTAGGAGTTCGATCAATAACGTAAATGAAAGGACATAAGAAATAACGATATGCGCATAGTAGCAGACCTATCTCTCAATTTTCAAGGGCTAGATGATATTCTTGACACAATCAAGGCAGTTCAGTGCGACTACATTAAGCTGCAATGGTACAGTGAAAAGGATCTCTATGGTACCGGATCCGAGGAAACTAAGCTCAATCCGGAATGGCTACCACAAATTCAGCATGCTTGTCACGAATCTAACAAACGACTGCTTTGCACCGTATTCAATCCTGATAAAGTGCGCATAATTGATCCATTCGTGTTTCTCCACAAAGTAGCATCAAGCGAGATAACCGACAGGGAACTATTAAAGCAGATTGCTCTGTGCAGGAAACAGGTGATTGTATCAACAGGTGGGGCTACCAAGGATCAGCTGTTGACGGTGCGAGGTCTGCTCTATGGCCTACCCATTATATGGCTTGCCTGTGACGTGGAATATCCAGCCAAACGGCATAATATCCGAAAGATGCTACAACTCAAGAATTGGTTTCCAAACGATCAGGTTGGATACTCAGACCATAGCCTTGATATCGAGTCGTTTCCGATCATATGTGCGCATTACAACGCTGCTATTTACGAAAAGCATGTCAAACCAACGTTGGATCACCCAAGTTATGAGAAACATGCACTGACTGTTGTTGAGTTCAACGAGATGGTTGATGCCATGGCTGGAAAGGCTCCCAAGTTTACTGCAAATCCACACCAAAGGGTGTTCAACAAGGATCTCAACAAGTGGGTGAGGCCTATTGTCTAGTCTAATATTTGAACCCCACAGCGATAAACAAAATGATGTGCTATATTCACAAAAAAGAACCACGATATGCGCATCTGGCATACAATACGGAAAAACTACGATCGGTGTTATGCGTCTTAAAATAGCGATGCATGAGTTCACGCATCCGACTGACAACTTCATCGTGACATCACCAACGTATAAAATATTGTACCAGTCAACACTGCCTCCATTTCTACACTGGAATAAGGGAATCGGAAGATATGACAAAAAAAACGAATGTTTCAACATCAAAGGTGGTGGAAAGGTTTGGTTCAGAACCGGCACAGATCCAGACAGTGTAGTTGGTATCACTAACGTCAGACATATTCTGTGTGATGAGGCTGGCTTGTATGGCCTTTATTTCTATGAAAATATTCAAGCAAGAAGTGCAATTAAGGAATGTCCAATTACAATTGTAACATCACCGTACAGCCTCAATTGGTTGTATCGTGATTATATCCGCAAATATAAAATGGGTGACCAATACACCCTAGAAACCGTCCACCTATGTCAAGCCAGGAGTAACGAGAACCCTTACTTTCCTTTAGCCGAGTATGAGAACAAACGCAGGACCATGGAACCTCGTCGGTTCAATATGATGTTTGGAGGCAACTTTGATAAAGCTCAAGGATTGGTGTATTCGTGTTTTGACAGTTCTAAACATTGGATCGATCCTGTACGTCTTCCAGAAGGAACCAGATACTTGGCAGGCGTTGACTGGGGATATACTCACCCTTTTGTTATTGTTGTGCGTGCCATTACTCCTTTGGGTATGCATTATCAAGTTGCTGAATTTTATGCCACGCAGCTGATGATCGGTGACAAGATCGATGCTGCTCATAGGCTCAAGGCTCAATGGCCGATAGAGAAATTTATTGCTGATAGCGCCAATCCAGACGACATAGAAGAGTTTAACCGGGCAGGATTGAGATGCGTCCCGGCAAATAAAGACATCAAAAAAGGTATTGAGGCACATTGGGAGCTTATCAACTCTGGATTGTACCAAGTGTTTAAAGGCGACAATTTTCATACTATTGATGAGTACGAAATGTACCACTACCCTGAAGCTAAGGATTTGAAACCGGATCAGGATGAGTCCGAGAAATCAGACTTGCCGGTTGATAAAGAAAACCATTGTGCAGATGCCAACCGATATATTACAATTGCTACCTTTACAACTAGCAAAAAGCCTAATAAAATAATATCATCAGAGAATTCAAATATTATCCCTTCGCGGGTATCGTCAGATTATGATCTTAAGCGCGATAAATTACTCAAGAAAAAGCGCTTTGATGGTCATGTTTTGTAAGGTTTATACCCGTGCCGACATACGACTACAGATGCGCAGCATGTAACACTGATTTTGATATAGTTAAATCTATGTATAATATCGATATTGTAGAGTCATGCCCATCCTGCCAATCAGCGTGTGACAAATCGTGTCGTGTCATTACTAAAGGCAAAGAGTTCTATGGTGAGAAGCCAGATGAGCCGTTCTACTCGATTCCTCTTGGGAAGTGGGTGAAGGGCAAGAACGACATGAGACGCCAAGCAAAAGAACGTGGTCTGATCGAGGTTGGCAATGAAGATGTCAACAAACTAGTAGATAGAGCAGAGCGCGACAGAGAAAAGAAACGAAATGATGGTTGGCGGGAATTTACTAACCCGGCAGCTTATCAAATAAGGGGTGCATAGTGTTAGAAACTCTTTACCCTTCCGATGCAACAGGTAGCCCTATTAGCGGTACAAACGGGGCTAATCCTGATATATCACCCGAAGAGCAGGCGCAGGTTAAAGCAATCATGCGCAAGTTCTACGAATACAAGAAGGTCAGGGATCAGGCAGCAAAGAATTGGATCTCGTTTTATAAACTGTTTCGAGGCCAGCAGTGGAATACCAAGCGTCCTAGTTGGAAGACATCTGAGATCATCAACCTAATCTGGCAGACTATCCAGTCTCAAGTTCCTCTCCAGACAGATGCACGTCCAAAATTCACATTCTTGGCAACAGAACCACAAGATGTACCGTTTGCTGAGATCTTAGATAAGATTTGTGATGCAGAGTGGGATAAATACAACTGGATGAACGTTGTCCAGGAGGTAATTCTTGACGGTTATATCACCGGATCCGGTATCAGTTCGATGAACTATGATCCTTCGCTCATGTACGGCATGGGTGCACCGGTATATGTAAGTGAGGAACCTCTGTTCTGCTACCCGGATCCAGAGTGTAACGACATCAATGACGAGAAATCCGAGGGATTTTTTAAAGCATATCCGATGCCGACCGAAAGGCTTAAGCAGAAGTACCCAAAACGTGCTGGCCAGATCAAATCAGACATCACATCGGACAAGATGAAAAAAGATAAATACGATCTGCACAGGGCATACCTGACAGAAAACATGTCAACATCGTTGCAGATGCCAGAACTATCTTACGACACTGAAACACCAGGTGATTACACTACTCCCAAGACCATGGTGTTTGAGTGCTACCTTAAACCCAAGGATGTCGAGGAATTTGCAGAGCAGAACGGCGAGGAAAAGATCTACACCGTCAAAAAGAAATATCCCAATGGTCGGTATGTTTGCATCGCCAACGGCATGATACTTCATGATGGGGATCTACCGTATGAGGATGGGCTAATACCCTTCAGCAAATATTGCAATTATGTTGATCCAAGGCAGTTCTGGGGGATCAGCGAAGTTGAGCAGTTGGCATCCCCACAGATCATCATCAACAAGATCATGTCTTATACAATTGACACCCTGCTCTATACCTCAAATCCGATCTGGCTCGTCTCAAACGATGCCGATGTTGATACAGATAACCTCTCGAATATTCCCGGTGCGGTGGTTGAACACTCACCAGGTGCAACGGTGCGCAGGGAAAACGGTCCACAACTCAATCCCGGTTTTATGCAAGTGATCGACAGGCTATTCGGTTGGTTCAGTGATCTTGCCGGTCAAGGCGACTTTAGCCAAGGCAAAGCCGAGGGTGGTGTTACCGCCGCAAGTGCAATCGAACAGCTGATCGCAGCTAGTCGCACACGGATCAGGCAGAGGATGAGAAACCTTGACTGTTATCTCAAGACAGCGGGACGTCAATGGCTCAACCGTGTTCTTGAACACTATACCGCTCCTCGCGTTTTCCGCATGACTAATAGCGATGGATCAGCATATTTCATGAAGTTTCACATTGACGATGTCGATGTTGAGCAGGATGGAATGATGGTCAGAAAGAAACGCGCTACCGTCCATACCTATGATGAGAGTGGTGAAACTCAAGTCCAGCAACTCATGCTCTCGGGGGAACTTGACATCAAGGTGCAGGCTGGATCTGACCTACCCTTTGAAGCAGCAGACAAGGAGCGCAAAGCCTTGGCACTGTTTGATCGTCAGATTATTGATGAAGAAGAAGTACTTTCCCAGTTACAATATCCCAATAAAGAAAAAATATTAATGAGACTAAACGAACGTAAACAACTTATGGCACAGCAACAAGCAGCTGCGCAGCAAGGAGCATAATCGTGGCACAAGATATGGCAGGGCAAGAAGGCGGCGGAGTTTCCCCCGAAGAGATCGTGCAAAACGTGGCCGACACTATCAACTCTCTTGCACAAGCAGCAGGTCAGCAGCGTCCAGATGTTGCACAGAAGTTGCAGCAAATTGGCCAGCAATTTATGCAGGTCATGAGCGAATTTGTAGGTGGAGCCGGTGGCGGTGGTGGACCACAGCCTGTTCCTGAACGTGGACAAGGTACCCCACAGGGGCCGCAAGGAGCTATGTAATATATGGTAGATTTCAATATTGATCAAATAGCGGGTGAGATTGATAACGGTTCTTTCGGTGGTGGGGATCCAGCACCGACAGGACAAGCACCAATTCAACAGTCGTCGTTTGATCCCAATTTAGTTATACCGTACAAGGCAAATGGCAAGGAATTGCAAGAACCGCTTAGTACGGTTATTCAACGTGCATCGATGGGTTACAACTACGCTCAACTTGTCCAGCAGCACAAAGCAGAACAAGCAGCGTTAGAGGCTCAAAAGGCACAAATACAGGAACAAGCGCAAAAATGGCAACAGTACGACGAATTTGCAAATTCAAATCCCGAATGGGCAGAATATGTAAGATCGCAATGGGAGAGTCGTTTCAATTTTGGCCAGCAAAACCAAAATCAAGGGATGAATTCTTTTGGAGGCCAACAAGCGCAGCAGCATCAAGCAGGAATACCTCCGGAGTTATCCAGCAAGCTGCAAGAGATGGAAAGTTTCATTGGTCAATATCGTCAAGAACAGCAAGCAAGAATGCAAGCTGAGCAAGATGCGGAACTGGCGTCAGAAATATCGGCAATACAAAATCAATACCCCGATATCGATTTGAAAGCCACCGATTTTATGACCGGTGAAAATGTCGAGCAGCAAGTATTACGTCATGCACAGGCTCATGGAATAAGCAACTTTAGGGCTGCCTTCCGCGACTTCATGTTCGATAAATTGCAGGCTCGAGGACAGACACAAGCAAAAGAGACTGTTGCGCGACAAATGCAGCAGCAACATAAAAATGGGATCCTTGGGCAGAGTAGTAGCCCAATGCTCCAGACAGAACAAGGCAATGTCAACGTGAGAGGCCAGTCCTATCACTCGTTAATGGACATGGCCGCAAAGGAACTTGGTTTAACATAATAAATACTCAAAAGGAGAGTTAAAATGGCGGTTTCAGTAGATCAGCTAACAGCGATCACCCAGAGATATATTGCACCCAAAATTTATGACAACATCTTCGATTCAAATCCACTTCTCAAGAGAATGCTTGCCTCCGGTCAGTATAAATCCGTAAGTGGTGGTACCTCTATCGATTTACCTCTGAACTACGCCCAAACGACAGCCAATGGTTGGTATTCCGGTGCAGATTCACTTGATACATCTGAGAATGAGCAGCTCACAGTAGCCCGATATGATTGGAAATCCTTGTTTGCAGGGATCACAATCACTGAAGAAGACGAGTTGAAAAACGGTGGATCCGCTGGTGTTCTAAAACTTCTGGCCTCCAAGGCACAAATTGCTGAAAAGACAATAAAAGATGCTCTTGGTACTGGTCTTTACTCGGACGGCACAACAGCGAAATCGATCATCGGTTTGCGCGATATTATAGCTGTGGACCAAACTGTCGGTGGCATTGCGCAGAGTACAAATAGCTGGTGGCAAGGTATCGTTGACTCGACAAGTACCACCTTGACGATTGCAGCAATGAACACTGTGTTCGAGAATGCCTCGATTGACAGCGAGAAACCTACCGTCGCAGTTGGTACCAGAACCAACTACACACGTTATTACAACTTGCTTCAGCCACAGCAAAGATTCACAGACAGCGAGACAGCAAAAGGCGGCTTTGTAAATTTAATGTTTAACTCTGTGCCTTTTATAAGTGACTCACACGTGCCTTCCCAGCATTTATTTTTCTTAAACGAAAAACACCTGTGGCTGTGCTACCACCCTGAGCGCAATTTCAGCACAGAGAGCTTTCAGAAGCCGCTAAATGCGCAAGTCAAAGTGAGCAGGATCTTGTGGATGGGTGCTTTCGGCTCGAGCAACAACCGTCTTCATGGGAAAATGTCCGGGCTAACCGCTTAATTGCGGTTGGTTCCTAAGTTTGTTTTGTGTTTTGACATTTAATTTTTAAAGGAGAGCTAAAATGGCTTTTTATAGTGATACCCCAGTTATCTTTGGCGGACTTTCCGGCGTTACTGCAACACCTGGTACTAAGGATCCTGAACTTGGCACTCGTGTAAATTACGCTGGAAACGAGTACCTTTATGTTTATAATGCAGCAACAACCGATGTACCCATTGGCTATGCTGTAACACCGTTGGCTGGAACAACTAACTATAGTTGCACGATCTCGACAACCGCTCAGATCGATGTACCCATGGGGGTAGTTAAGAATGCAACTCTTAGCGCATCGTGCTATGGTTGGGTCCAAACTAGAGGTTACTGCAAAATCCACGTCAGTGCAGCTGTTGCAACTGGTACCCCTATGCAACTCGGTGCCAATGGACTTTGGATTTCAGGAGTAACAGGTCCATATTTTGCAAAACTAATGTCTGTCGCATCGGCAGCAACAACCGTAAGCTCTTTGGCTTACATTTCTTGTCAATAGAAAGGGTTTTTGAGTGATAAAGACAGCAAATATTCAGTTAGAGCTCCAGCCATATATCCAGCATCCACCGCAGAGTTTGCAGCAGATGTACGGTTCTGCATGCTCGTCGGATGGTGCTACGATACAGACGTGGCGGCCAAAATGGATATCTAATATCACTCAAAACTCACGAGACTATGGACCGTTTGCATCAAAGGGGCTAGGCCTCCTACACCAGTCATGGCTTGGTGGAACCTGCATCATCGCAGGATCCGGACCGAGCCTTGCCCTAAATATCGGGAAATTGAAAGATCGACCGAAGCACATGAAACTCATCTCATGCCTACACAATTTTCATGCGATGGAAGACAATTGTGCCGAGGTTGATTACTATGTGACACTCGATGCAGGTCCAATTACTGTTCACGAAGTTTCCGAAGGCGGATCAAAAACGCCAGACGAATACTGGAATCTGACAGCATCAAGAACACTCATTGCTTTCATAGGGACTGAACCGGAGTTATTGAAAAAATGGCAAGGCACAGTGCTATTTTACAATGCACCGGTACCTGATGAGTCCTATATGAAAGAGGTCGCGGCAATCGATCCATTTCACCAGTACGTTAGTAATGGTGGCAATGTTTTGGGAGCCTCGATGTACATAGCAAAGGCGTGGCTTGGTGCTGTCAGTCTAGTATTTATTGGTGCTGATTTCGCTTTTAGTAACCGAGACAAAGTAAAGTTTCATTACTGGGATAGCCAGTATGATGCCTCGATCGGACAGACTATTCGTACAGTAGATATCTACGGAAACTCTGTAAAAACATGGCCTTCTTATCACAATTTCAAATTGTGGTTTGATTATGTTTCACAAGTCTGCCCTGGTATTTACATCAATGCGAGTGAAGGAGGAACGTTCGGAGCATATCGAGAGGGCAATATCATGACGGTATTGCAGATGGATCTCGAAAGTGTTTTTAACATGCACCAAATGAGTGATAAACTAAAATATCGCGTCGATGAGCCGACAGCCGAGCTCGCCGGCAAAGATGTTATACTTTTCTAAGGAGAGAAAAACGTGGCTTACACTGTAACAGTTCTCAATAGTACAGTTCACGGCAATGAAAGAGTGATCCGTTACAACATCCTTGCCGATGCGACAACACAAACCATTGCAACTGGTTTGCAAAATATCACAGATCTTCGTATTACCAACAAGAGTGCGACATCTGGCATGGGCAAGTTTAAAGCCAATGTAAACGCAACAGGATCGGCAGCAGCTGGTTCCTTTGCAATGACAAGCATTGTCAGTGGTGACGAGTATTATGTCACAGTTTACGGTGTGTAAACATGTCGACCATATCACCTGTAAAGGTGTTCTCAAAATCGCTGGCATCAGCCACAACTGCCGTTACATTTAACATTGGTGGTGGATATAAAGCCTACCAAGTTAAAATTCCAAGCATGGCAAGTGGTGGTGATGTGCGTTTTGCTGTTTCGGATGATGAAGGGACGACATACCGCACCTTGTATCATGCTCCCACAGTAGCAACGGCAGCGCCAACAGTGGTAAATATTCCTTCAAGTGTTTCTAACGCGATAGTCGGGGTTCCACCGCTCGGTCAATACTTCCAGATTTATTTGACTTCAGCGACAACCGCAGCGTCGTATATTTTCAGCGTAATAGGCATAGCATAAGGGCAAATTATGGATTCGATGGTTAAACTGCACAATCGCAACGAATATGACTACACAGAACTGTTTAGAAGTCAGCCTATTTTTATCAAGGCAAAAGGCTTCATAAAAATGGATTATGAGGATGCCAACAGGTTTCTTGGTCAGATGCCAGAGTTCAAGCGTTTAAAAGATGGTACTCAGGATCCACGGTCATTCAAATGGCTTGAAATGGACAAGGAAGATCGTCGCAGAGTTGAGCTTGCTTTAAGAAACGAATCCGAAGAAAAGTCAAAGCGTATTTTTGTGTGTCATGCTTGCGGCAAGGAATTTGACGACAAGAAAGCACTATCAAAACATGCAAAAGAGCATGAAAGTATGATGGTTAAGGATGAATCCGACAAGGAGTAGTCATGAAGGTAGAAGGACAATGGTGGATGACTCTCTATGGAGCACCAGGAGAGATAAAAGAGCAGCGTCACGGCCACAATGTGGTAGTGACAACAGGACATCAGTTTTTAGCAGATTTTCTGGCAAGTGCAGCAGCAGCAGCATCAACTTTCACGATGCGATATATTGCAATCGGCAGTGATTCGACAGCTGAGGCAGCATCGAACACAGCACTTGGAACCGAACTGGCAAGGGTTTCAGCGACAGTTTCAGCAGCAACGGCAATCTACCGGCTAACCGCAACTTATGCGTCCGGAATTGGCACAGGTAATATATACGAGTATGGTGTTTTTTCGACTATTACATCAGGTGCCGGTACAATGTTCTCGAGAGACGTTGAAGGGTTGATCACAAAATCAGCCAATGACCAGCTGGTTGTAACAACGGAAATCACCATCTCCTAATCGGGGATGTGGCGTGGCAGATTTAACGATCACAATTTCAAATAGGCTTGGTGTCTATGCCGGAGAACCCACCAACAAGTGGGGAACGATGGTATGGGGAACTGACGATTGGGGTTGGGAATCTACCCAGTGGGAGTTCTCCAAAGGTATCGCTGAATCATTCGTCCTGGCATCATCAATCACCGGCAAAAACGCATGGCACCTCATCAGTGAGGCAGTAACTCTTGATACTACCATTTCAAGGGAAGTGTATTACGCAATAGCAAGTACTATGTCTCTTGCAAGCGCAATAACAGTTGTGAACGTCATAAATAATGGCTGGATCCTGTCGCTGGGTGAAAAGTCTAATGCACTTGATTGGCCGGAAGATAATTTTATAATCGTAACCGATCCGACAACAACGTGGTCTAATGTTGGAAACTCTACAACAAGTTGGGCAGAACTATGAGCATGACTCTATCGACTTTGACTGATTTTATCCGGGCAGCATACAACAGCGCCGAGGGTGATACGTTCTTTAGTTCATCATGGATGATTACCCAGATCTGGGCGGCCGAAACCCAGTTGGCCAATGAGGGTTGGGTAATTGAAAATACCTATTCAACCGCCTCAGTAATTGGCACTAGAACCTTGGCTTGGCCAACAAACTGCATTGCGGTGAAAGAGGTCAGGTATCGCGGTGAAAAACTGCTGAAGGTTGATCTTGAGAATGATCCCAAAAACGACGACAACAATCCAACAGGTCGGCCAACATCCTATGCCGTGTGGGACAAGGAAATCATTCTGTTTCCAACACCGGACACAGCAGCTGATACCATCCAGATCAGGACGTACCAGGCACCGAGTCAGCTGTCAGCTGCTACGGATCCGCTGAACGTCCCCGATGAATACCAGATTTGTATTGCCGATAAAGTCATAGCCGAGATGGCGATCAAGGATCAGAACATAGCGCTTGCCCGGGAATACATGTCAAAATGGGTACAATGTGTAGAAAAAGCAAAGCAGAATCAGAGGCGACAGAAAAGATCTGACAAGCAAGCCAGGACGAAAGACTATTACTTTGGTTCAGATTCTGTCAGTAACAGGTTTCCATACCAATATTGAGGATTCCTATGGCCGGTTATTTTAACGTAGCGTATCCACCAAATGAGGATTATATCCGCTTCAACGGTGGTAAAAATAGCAAGATCCAGAAGAACCTTATTCTGGATAACCAATCCCCTGACTGTTTGAATGTCATTTTCGATGATGATTCCGCACAAACAAGACCGGGATCAATTCAAATCAACACAGCAGCAGCAGGATCATTTGCATGCGATGGTTTTTACACACGACACGTTGTAAACTCAACTGCCGAAAGTATGGTGGCATGGTTCGGTGGGACCATGTTCGTTTTGAGCGGCACGAGCTTCATTCCCATTGCAAGCGGTACATCACTTTACACGGCTGGGACGAAAGTATTTGCAGTAGAATACCAAAATCATATGTTTTTTGGTGGAGGCTCAGCAAATATCCCCTACAAATACAACGGAACGGATCTAACGAGACATGGAATATATCCAGCGACAAGCACGATGTCGGTTAACTCAGGAGCAGGATCAAATCTTTCAGGGAATTATGTTTGGGGAATGACTTTCATAAACAGTGCTCTTGTCGAAAGTGATATCAGCCCTTTTACAGCTACATTTACCCTTGCTGCAACCGGAGCATCATTGACAAGCGTACCGATTGCTCCTCAGTCGTGGGGAGTAGCAACAAGGGCTATTTATCGGTCGGAGGCCAACAGTTCAACAGTTTTATACCGTGTAGGAACCATTGCCAACAACACAGCTACAACCTTTGTTGACAACGTGGCCGATGCTGCATTAGGCGCGGAACCTCCGACAGATGCCAATGTTCCACCACTGTATGGAGCATGTCTTTACCATCAGTCTCGGTTGTTTGTGATTGGTAGATATCCAGCCGACCAGGTTGATCGTGTTTACTACTCTGATCTTGGCAATCCCTACGTTTTCGGTACCACCAATTTTATCAATGCAGGTGACCAAACGAGTGATGTGCCCGAGGCTTTGGG